TGTGGATCCTTGTCGTGGCGTCGATTTATGGTATAAAGGGTACACAAATTTTTAGAAACGGAGGAAAAAAATAATGCCAGGAACAATGATGAAAAGACCTATGTATAAAAAAGGTTCAAAACCTAAAAAAGGTGGCAAGATGAATGCAGGATTAAGAGCATTTCTTGATAAGAAAAAAAAGAAGGGTAAAAAATAATGAGACAATATTATAAAAAAGGCTCATTTCCTGATTTAAACAAAGATGGTAAAGTTACCAAAGCTGATATCCTTATGGGTAGAGGTGTAATTGGTAAGAAGAAAAAGAAAAAGAAAAAAATGAAAGCGTTTAAATCTCCAATGCAAAAACAAGTGAGGAAATCGTAATGGGAAAACTATGTCCAAGAGGTAAAGCGGCAGCTAAGCGAAAATTTAAAGTGTATCCATCAGCATATGCTAACATGTATGCTTCAGCAGTATGTTCAGGTAAAGTGACACCAGGTGGCAAAAAGAAAAATAGAAAAAAAGCTATGGGTGGTGGAATGATGCGTGATGCATATCATGCAGGTGGACTTGCCAGACGTAAGAGAATAGGCTGTGCGTAGTTATTATTCAGAAGGTGGTTTAAGAAAATGGGTCAAGGACAATTGGGTCGATATTGCAAACAAGCGGCCAGATGGTTCATACCCGAAGTGTGGAAGAAGTGGTGGCGAAAAAAGAAAAAAATATCCAAAATGCGTGCCCATTGCAAAAGCAAGAGCGATGTCCAAAGGGCAACGTGCGGGTGCCGTAAAGAGAAAACAAGCCAAAGCGAATACAGGCCCTACACCTAGTAGAGCAGCAACGTTTGCAAAGAAAAAGAAAAAAGCGTAATGAGAAGAGAATATTATTCAAAGGGCACAATGCCCGCGAGAAATAAAAAGAACTTTAGACCTACAAAGTCTGGAGCAGGCATGACTAAAGCTGGGGTCAAAGCCTATAGAAGATTAAATCCCGGCTCTAAACTAAAAACAGCCGTGACTGGAAAAGTGAAGCCAGGATCAAAAGCTGCTAAACGTAGAAAATCATACTGCGCAAGATCGCTCGGACAACTAAAAAGAGCATCAGCTAAAACAAGAAACGATCCTAATTCACGTATCCGTCAGGCAAGAAGGAGATGGAAATGTTAAAGAAAAAAGCA